AAACTGCTTCTAATATTAAAGAAAAGCTTGCGGCCTCATCGGCTGCTGCTATTACACCGGCTGAATACAGTGTTGCAGGCAATGTTGTAACCATCACTTATAAAGTTGCTGGTACTATTGGTAATTCTTTTACCCTTGCTAAAAGTGGTGCAGAAATTACTCTTTCTGGTGCTACCCTTGCTGATGGTGCTGACACAGGTGCAACAGATTATGCCTCAACTGATGTTTCTGGGGGTGAAGTTATAGAACTTAGACAGGATAGTGATTTTGAAAAGAATGTGCTTTCACTGATTGCAATGTCGGAAGCTATCATCACACTGGGTGCAAATCCTGAAACATCTGCTTCTACGGCGTTACAAGCTAGACGCCAACGTAGAACATTGAAGCATGTGTGTCAAATTCTTGCGGCAGTTATTCCAGCAGTTGCAGATGCTTCTGCGGATGACCGTGCAATAATTGCACAACGTGTTCGTGAAGAAGCCTTGAGACGTTATAACAATATGAATCAACCTAACGGTCTCTAAAATGGGTTATATGCGTTTCAAAGCCATTCGACTTCTTGAACAATGTGATTGCTCACAGCAACAAGAAGTACAAGAACATCATTTAAAACTTTCGGACAGTCCCGAAGGTTCAACCAAGTTGCGTCTTGGATATAATGGCAACGAATATATTGGTTGGATGGAACGCAAAAATGACGAATGTGAGATTGTTTTGTTTGTTAATGCTGGTGATAATACGAACCACTATGTTCAAGAAACATGCCCATCGTCCAAAGAAGAATGCAAAAAATGCATTCAAGCTGCGGTTCAAAAATTATCTTCCTATTTGAAATGACGATTGTGTAATAGACAATCCCCTGTAGAAATTTCTACAGGGGATTGTCTGTTTTATGTCATCAGTGGCTATGCGGCCTTGCTGGCAGCATGGTCCTTTTTCTTGGCATTGGACATATCACGGGACGTTGCCGGTGCAACCGTTGGGTAAGTTTTTGGAAGACCCCATTTTGTGAGATATTCATCAACAGTCATGTCAAACCGGCTACGGAGATAACGCTTGAGCGTTTTGACATGGTTTCCATCTTCCAGACAGACAATATAATCATCTGTGTATGTGTCTTCGATTGACGTGGCGTTCAAACCTTCCGGCAATTCATTTCCGTTGAAGAGCAAACTGTCACTCTCCGGGTCTGAAGCAGAAGACAGGTCTTCCGATTTGCGACTATCGCTGGTACCAAGCCCGATTTTCTTGGCGAACTTGGAACGCTGACGCGAATATGCAGGTGCAACCATTGGATAGTCAACTGGAAGACCAAATGCCCGACGATACTCTTCGGGAGAAATATCATAATGGCTGCGAAGATAACGTTTCATTGTCTTCAGTTTCTTACCGTCAATCAGACACACAATCGCGTCATCCATGACTGTTGCCATTCTCACAGCCTTGATATCAGACATATCAAGGTTATCAAACGATGAATGCAACGAAATACCTGCTGCAGTAAGAGCATCATTTTGAACAGGTGTTTCAAAAATGATGTTGGCCGCGCGCGTAATGCTCTTAATGACATTAGGAATCATATCAAGATCGACCGGGTTTTTTTGCAAATATGCCGAGATGATTTCACTTGCAATCATCTGACGATGAGTTTGCTCAATGGTTGAGCTTTCTTTACGGGGTTCCATGCGATTCGCTCCTTTGGAATATCCGACTAAAACACGTGAACACACCATGTGTCCTTCGCTTACAGGATACTAATATATGAAAGAATGATCATTAAATCAATACATAAATACTGCGAATACTTCAACAACATATAATTTATTGGTTAATACCAACAAAATCAATTAGATATAATATCAAAAACTCTTACGAATTTTTGATATTGAGTCTGTCATCGGTTAAATCATCGACGATTTCAATCTGATTTGTGGTTGCTGTTGATAAAAACAGTTCATCTGGTTCGGCTCTGATTTGAAATAATTTTCCGAACGGTTGTCCAGAAACTGAAACAGGAACTACCGATTGTATAATGGTTGCGAGTCTGGTATGAATATAAGAGGCGAGTTCAGTGTAATACAATTTTTCACCAAAGTCCCACAACGAAATATCGAAATATTCATCAATGGCTCTCAACACCCGGATTTTCAAATCATTATCAGGTATATTGGACCCCGGTGTTCTCACTATTAGAAATTTCGCTCTCAATTCATTTTCTGCTTGTGATCCAAACAATAGTTTATATCTGGCAGGATGCCAGACTATGGCATCTGAAACCATTTTGAATTCTTCAAATCCTTGATATTGGGTTCTAATTGCATTGGACGTGGGCGGAACAGGTTGATTGCCACCTTCAGCCACCCATTGACGCATTGAAGTATCGAATGCTTTTGTCAAAATAAAAGCGTCAATGATATTTGATGCTGCTGGATCAATACGATGATTCTCAGACGTGTAATGCATCCATCGGAATTGCAACCCGGATCGGCCATTTGCCTTATTGAATTTAGTTTGATCAGATGCAGCTGCCCATGTGGATGCTCCAGCGATCAACCATGTATCACTGGGTTGATCATAATGGATATCCCCAACATTTATATTATCATCTATATTGGTACCAACCTTATAAATGTGATTGGGGGAATGATAGGTACCACGGGGTGTGCTCTTTTCTGAAATCGGTTCCCATATGTCAAAACCATTCTCAATCACCTTGCGCCATAAAACTAGATCATTTTCTCCATCATCAATAATAAAATCACGGAAACCGAAAGGATCATCAATTTCGCCATTAAGGTCTTCATCAATATTAGTCAACTGGATGCCACGAATATTAGAATAACCATCACTGTGGCGTAGCCGGTCATGGACCAAATATGATTTGGGTTTGGTCAAATATCGTGCTGGAACATTATAAGCAGACCGCAACACATAATCATATCCAACACTCAATGTTCCAGTCACAGTGAAATTGGTAATTATAACTTTTTCCCCGCCAGATAATGGTGTTGACAAAACGATATCATCAATACCGTCATCATATGTGAAAAAATGTTGATAAGCACCATTGACCCATACCATGGTGCGGGTTGTAGACGCATTGGTGACACCCGTTGGTGGCTCAAAGCGGACATCGCCGGTGTCAGCGATATATGTGACTTCATCAATTTTGAAAATATCATCGAACAAAAGCGCCCGAATATGAATTTTAGTATTGGTGGATGGTGCAGTATCGAACCGGATAATATCAGCGTCAGTCGCTTTGACCAATGTAAAAGTATCAACCCGGTCGCCACCAATGAACACCATTACATAATTTGTGCTCATATTTAGTGGGAAATCAGTTGTAATATTATCGCCCGTATAATTATATGATGCAAAGGCCGGAGCGCCACCGGACAAATAATTTATACCGATTGCTTGCCCATCACCCGGAATAGCTTGAAATTTGATTTTAGATGCCGAACTGCCTTCATAAATTGTATAATCTTCAAACGGTTGAAGTAATTTTGTTGCTTTGAATATGAAAGTATTGTCTGTTGCTAGGTTTGGTTTTGATAATGGATATGATACTGTTTCGCCATCTCCGGTTTTGTCTATGCGTATTGGTAATGCGTGTGTTTTTCTTGGATCAAAAATGACCGTGATGAATTCGCCATCAGTAGGTGCAGTATCAAATACCAATGTTGCTTTGCCGGTTTCTTTTTCAATCTTCCAATCAGACCGATTGACGGGAACGTTATCGACCAAGAAGAAAACAGTATCTGTATCTACCTTATCTACAGTTAGATCAAATTTACGGGTATTGCCATCACCTTGTATAAGAATTTTCCCAGCCATGGGGTCAGAGCCTATAGATGTTTTTTGCCCTCTTCGCGGTAGACTGTTGCGATCTTCGTTGGTTTCAAGTAGAATAATACTATCACGTAATTTCTTGCCAGTTTTACCATCAACGATTTCTCTATCATTGACATGAATGAATTCAACTTCTTTTTCGGATTCAAAACTGATGCTTATACCACGATCCGTAATGGTCCATTCATCGTTGCCACTATTACCAACAACGTAGTCCATTTTGATCAACCAACTTGCATCCAGTGCCGTGCCCGTTTGGTTTCCTTGATGTTCTAAACTGAATTCACCATTGGTATTCAAGTCTTCATTGGCTATGACTTGCCATGAAACAGTTTCAATATCCCAACGTATGCCAAAGCTTCTTCTTAGTAATAATCGTTCCGAAATTGCTGTTCTTTCAGATTCTGTAAAATTTCTCTTCATAGGAGGAAGTATATGTGTCAATTGGCTACTGGTGAAGTCCACATTGCGTTTTAACAAAATGGAATCATCATTAATCCCATTTGATCCAGCAACAACATAATCAACACGGGATGTTCTACCATTCGCAAAAAACAGAATAGCGTTAGGGACAATTTTATCGAGATCGCCTGTTTCCATTGACGCATCTATTTTACCAAGACTTCTGCCATTTGCTGTCGAAGTGACAGTAAAGGTAACAGCAGGTATTTGAATTTTAGGAAAATCATAGTAATACAGAATTTGTTTGTCTTCTTTTTTGATTAATGGAGACAAATTATCAGTAATAAATGATGTTACACTGTCAATACTATTGTTATAAATTGCCCTGATTGCTGATTCTGATTTTTCTTTATAGATTCTGCCATCAGTACCAAATGCATTCACATTATTATACGTTCCAGATGGATCACGTAATGGTAGACTTTTACCGTGACCGGAAAAAGTTCTATTGATTGCTTTTGCCTTTAATACGGATGAATCAGAATAAAGGAAACTGTTATAATCTTCTCCTGTGACCATTCTATTTTGACTAAAGAACACTTTGTTGGCACGAGTTCTTATATCTTCGTTGGTTTCAGGGCGAGCGGCATTGGATACATTTTCCATCAAACTAAATGTCAGTGTCAAATTGTAGACTTCACCATCTGATACATATGGAATTGTCACATTCTTTCTATTAATATCGACCGCTCTGATGACGGGTGCAGTCGCAGCAGATGTTCTATACCATATTCGGTATATGCCTTTTGGTATGGCACCAAATTTGCCATCACCGAAATTTACTGTGATTTGGTCCGAATTACGGGTAATGACTTCAAAGATTGTACCGCCAGAATTATTTGGATGATATGCGAGGCTTTCGTTCATTACGGATTGAACTTGTGTCCATTCCCTGATAACATCACCATTTTCATCAATCTGTGTTACAAATACATCAGTGTCATTAATATTATTGACATTAATATCAACAGATCGCATTGGCAATGAATCTGTAAACGAGACATCTTTATATGCCATTTGTCCTTGGCGGAATGGGAGAAAGAAGCCTGTTGTATTAGAAGCAACTCCTTTGCCATCTGTTCTATATAACAGATGAAAAGAGTTTAAGCGGTTGGGAGACAGTTCTTCATATACTCCTGTAGATTCATTTAAAAGAACATTGACAATTTCAAACGGCAGTGATCCTGCTCTTGTTGGAGCTTTAAAATTGTAAACACCGGTTGCAGGGGATGGCGAATTTAAACGGTATTGAGAAATATCAATACCAGTTGATACATATCTACGAAGTGGTGATCCCCATTTTGTTCTACTCGCGAAAGCAGAATTCATCACAATGGTCCATTTTTCAAACCAATCTGGATCATTTGGGTCGTTCCATTGGATGGAACCCGAAATCGGTCTGTCATCAAGATCAAGTAATCTTTGTGTTGTTCTGATGTTATGAATTTTTAATTCACCTGTTGCTGCTTGCGTTCTGTTCACACGGTACGCAATATTGTATGCAAGGCGGAGTAAACTGTCTCGTCTTTCTGCTGTAGTTAAAAAGTTCTCTCGTGTATTCAAATCAATGCGATATGACAGGGATTGAGCAAAATAAGTAAGAGTGTCCAGCTTTATAATGAATTCAGAAGACCCAATCCAGTCATTGTATTCATCAGGATACGTCTTTTTAATATATTGCATGATCGCATTGCGAAGCGAATCTTGATCATATGCCGTGAAATCAATGTTGCCAAGTGCTTCGTAAATACGACGCCAATCTTCTGCAACAAATAAGGTATTCTGACGTGAAATACTAGTCACTATATTACTCCATGATTATTTCTATGTTGTGTTCTTTATTTAATTCAAGAAATTTAACCAATACATTAAGTTCAGCTTCTTTCAATATAATGGATTCCATTAGTAATGGTTTGCCCATGTCATCAACGGGACCATACTCGTATGCCTCTTTCAGTTTTTTTATGAAAACAAATGCTTGACCGTTACGGTAAACCATAGCAGACTTGTTTTCTGACAATGTTTTCAGAGTAGAAATATTGCCGGTAAGGTGAGTGATGCGGCGTGAACTGATCATTAATCAATGGTCCTCTCGTTTAGAAAGAACTCAAAGTCATCTTCAATGTCGTGTTCTATATAATAGAGGCGGGCAACAATGCTGATACTGTGCAAATCACTAGTAACATCAAATTTTCTCAGTTCGACGCGGGGATCATAATTAATGACAGTTTTTACATCATTTTCTACAATTTTTTTTGTGAAAGCGGTAAGCGGTTGTCCTATAATCTCTTTAAGACGTGTTCCAAATCGTGGAACGCCACGGACTTCACCTCGCTGGATGGAAAGATGGTTTCGCAAATCCTGTTTAACCAAATCGATATCAGTCAAGCGTGTATCAATGCTATCCG